CAATCAGGTAATCCATTGGGACGGCCCCGAGTTAAGGATTTGGACAAACCAACTAATAGAAGTCTTCGAGAGAAAGCACTTCTTGAGCTTATTCGTAAGTTCCGTCCATTACAAACTAAGGCTATTCAGGCTGCAGTTAATATCCTAGATAATAAAGAATCCGGTGATCAGAATAAGCTAAAGAGTGCAGCCTTGATTATCAGTACCTATAAAGACCTTCTGAAGGATGTCTATGACTATAGATATGATGGAGATGAAGCTGAAGCAATGCAGGAAGAGAATAAACCTACATTCTCATTGCATATGATCAGTAGTAACAAAGAATCCTTTTTGGAGGAATAATTAAGGGGTTAAACTTAAAATATGAACAATCTAGTATTTAGTCCAGCAAGTTCAGCGCAGCAACAATTTCTGTTAAGTGATGCAGACGTTACATTCTATGGTGGTGCTGCTGGTGCTGGCAAAAGTCACTGCCTCCTTGGTTCATTTTTAAAGTTTTGCCATCATCCAAGAACTCGCGGAGTTATCTTCAGAAAGACAACAAAGCAGATTTCAAATCCCGGTGGGTTATTTGACTCCGCTGTAAATCTTTATAAACAAGTAGACCCTAAGTTAAAGATCAAGTCCAGAGACTTAGAACTTGTATTCAGTTCAGGTGCAACCCTAAAGTTCGCATACTTGGATAATCCCTCAGATAAGTACAATTTTCAAGGCGCTGAATTAACCTTTATTGGGTTTGACGAGATTCAGCAGCTTAGTCAAGAAAATGTAATTTACTTATTTAGTAGATTACGCTCAACAAGTGTTGACTATAAAAAACAAATTGTAGCGACAGGCAATCCTGACTTTCATAGCTTCATGAAAAACTGGGTAGAATTTGCTCTTGACGAGCGAGGTATTCCCATTAGAAAAGATAAGTACCCTATGCGGTACTTTGTTCAAGTATCAGGTGGAAGTATTGATTGGGCAGATACACGGGAGGAGTTGGAAGTACTTCACGGTACAGGTAATGAATCCGGTATCTTGAGCTTCATGTTTGTACCCGGTACAATCTATGACAACCCTCCTCTAATGAAAGCTGACCCCACTTATATCTCAAAGTTAAAAGCCTTACCTATGGTAGAGAAGGAGAGATTATTATGGGGTTCATGGTACGCAAGAGAGTCAGCAAGTGGATACTGGAAAAGGCACTGGGTAAACTCGGTTCTTATCCCTCCTCTTAATGTAAAGTCAAGGGTACGCTCATGGGACTTGGCTTTTACACAAGTAAACGAGTCCGGTTCAAAAAATCCTGACTACACTGCAGGTGTATTAATGTCCAAATCCACTGATGGTAAATACACAGTAGAAGACATTATAAGATTAAGAGATCGTGCTCACGTAGTGGAAGAAACCATTATATCTACAGCAGTACTAGATGGTCATCGTGTAATTGTTACATTACCAAATGACCCCGCAGGAGGTGGAGCATATGTACGAGGTCTTCAGAGGAGATTATCTGAGCTTGGCTTCATTTGTAGATTAGTTCGACCTACCAAGGGAAAGATACAACGGTTTGCTCCATTTGCAGCAGTCGCTGAAGGTGGTTTCGTGGATGTTGTAATAGGTGACTGGAATAATAACTTCCATGATGAACTTGAGACATTTGATGGAACTAATAAATTCAAGGACGATCAAGCTGATAGTTGCTCTGATGCTTTTTACTTAATAAATAAAGAATTTGAGCTACCTTCCTTTTCATTACCTGATTTTACTCAGAAAGCCTCCTTTGGTTTTACTTCTCCAGTACTTCCTGTAGGTGATGCTCAGATGATTACTAAAGGTGAGTTCTCGTTCCAATAGTACACTAATTAAATAAAGGAAAGCCTTAACATTATGGCAACTAAACAAAAACAAACAGGGTCTATTAAAAAGGCTGCTGCTGATTATGAAACACCGGAAAGATTTAAATTAGGTGAAACTGGTTATCTAGGTTTAAATATCTTCGCCGGGGTATCACAGGATGAACTTAAGCGAGAACTTAACTGGCCTAATAACATCAAGGTATATAAGCAGATGACTTATAGCCCTTCTGTTAACTCAGCACTAACCCTATATGAGAACATTGTAGGTAAGGTAGAGTGGAGTTATACTGCACCTGAGAATGCTACTGAGCAAGAGCTTAAGCAGAGTGTAATGATTAACCAGATGATGAAAGACCTAGATGGTCAGACATGGCGAGAGTTTATCAATGATGCCTTAAGTATGATGGTGTATGGTTTCTCAGTTCATGAGAAAGTATATCGCCGTAGGCTTAAATCAAATGGTTCAAGATTCAATGATGGTGTAATCGGCTGGAAAAAACTCGCTATCCGTAATCAAGAAACTATTGAGAAGTTCATATTCTCAGAGGACGGTTCGGATGTACTAGGAGTAAAGCAGAATCTTTCCGCAATTAATGATCAGTACAATCGCTACTCAGGACGTATTGAGAAAGTGGTAGTACTGCCACGTAGTAAATTTCTTCTCTTTCGTACAGGTAAACATAAGGGTAATCCATTCGGTGTAAGCCCATTGCGTGATGCCTATAGCTCATGGAAGTTCCTTACAGCTATTGAGGAACTAGAGGCTATCGGATTCTCCAAGGATTTAGCTGGTATTCCAGTCCTAAAGATACCTCCTCAGTATATGTCAGCAGACGCTTCCACTGATCAGAAAGCTATCTATGCTTACTATCAGAACGTAGTACGTAACCTTCAGCAGAATCAGCAATCAGGTATTATCCTTCCTCAAGCGTTTGACCCAGAGACTCGTCAACCTTTATTCTCTCTTGAGTTACTTAGTAATCAAGGTGGTGGTAAGAATTTCGATTCAGATAAGATCAAGGATTACTACAAGAAAGCTATCCTTACTACTTTATTTGCTGACGTTCTTATCCTAGGTCAAGGTGGCTCAGGTAGTTTTGCTCTTGGTGTAGTTAAGAATAGTATGACAGGTGCAGCAGCAGAGAGTATGCTGAAGAATCTAGCTGACGTACTAACCAATGATTTACTTGTTCAGACATTTGAATTAAACGGATGGGACACTGAACGCATTGGTCACTTTGACTTTGATGGTGTAGATAATACAGACGTTGAAAGCTATTCCAAAGCAATCCAAAGATACTCAAGCACAGGTATGCTCGAACGTGATCGTGAAGTAATGAATGCAGTTCGTATGAGTATCGGTGTAGACCCTCTTCCAATTGATATGCCAGTACAAGACGACAAGTTAACAGGTAATACAAGTAAAAGTGGAGCAGGAATGGCTACTATGGGTGAAGGCACAAGCTTATCTCCTTCAGGGGCAGATACTAGTTCCAGTAATTTAGATAACGCAGCTTAAGGAATAATATGCCGTATTCAAAAAAGAATCCCCCTCAGTGGGCATCAAAGAAATCAGATGCAGTCCAGAAAGTAGCAATTGAAGTATTTAATAGTACTCTTAAAGAGACTGGCTCTGAAGAGAAAGCTCGTATTGCTTCACTTGCTGCAATGAAAAATGCAGAGGAAGCATTTAAAAAGAAATCGGATGTAAAGAAAAGCGCAGATGAATATCTTGTCGATATCTTAAAATCCAAGTACCAGACTAAGGAATAATATGCAGCCAGCTTCAGTTGACTTAATGATCTACAAAGGGGCTACATTTTCCAAGCAATTTCAGTGGCAAACTGGTAGTACTCCTACACCTGTTGATCTAACAGGTTGTACTGCTAGGATGCAAGTAAGAAAGACAGCTCAAGATACTGCAGTACTTGATACGCTTACTACTGAGAATGGAAAATTAGTTATCAATGATGCCTTACTTGGAAAGTTCAAGATTGTCCTAACAGCAGCACAAACAGGTGCTTACGCCTTTATTAACGCAGCTTACGATCTGGAGATTGTGTACTACGGTGGAGAACCAGTCTACAGGGTTCTTTCTGGATGCTTCTCGGTTGACCCGGAGGTGACTAGATGATATTAAATACTGTAACTCAGACTGTAGTAGAAACTGTAGTTATTCAAGAAGAAATTAACCCAACTACAGTTATAGTAACTTCTGATTTCACTGAAGTTATTGTTGCAGTAAATGAACCCGGCCCACAGGGTTCAAAAGGTCTAAAAGGGGATACAGGTACTGCAGTCCCTCTCTCGAATCTCTTAGATGTAGATACTACTTTACTTGACAATGGCTCTATCTTAGTTTACTCAACTAATTCTCAAAAATGGGTATCTACTACACTTCTAGAAAATCAAAGTGTTGAATCCGGGCATTATTAAATCCGGTATTATTAATAAGGACAAAACATGGCATCGACAGTAAAAATTAAGAGATCAGAAGTATCAGGTAATCCTTCTGTACTTGGTCAAGGTGAATTAGCTTATTCTGCTCTAGCGGATAATGGTTCAAACGGTGGTGACCGCCTATATATTGGTATGGGTACAGAGACTGCAGGTAATGCAGTTAATCACGTTGTAGTAGGTGGTAAAGCCTTCGTGGACATGTTAGATCACACTAAAGGTGTACTCACTGCAAGCTCCGCTGTAGTAACTGATTCTAACAATAAATTAGATAATCTTAAAGTAGATAATCTGGATTTAAATGGTAATGCTATTATTAGTACAGATATTAATGGTGATATTACTATTACCCCTAATGGCACTGGTAAGACAGTAATCTCTAATCCTTACATCGGAGATAGTTCAACCACCTTTGCAGAAGCTGCTCAGGATGCTGTTGGTGCGATGGTCACTGGAAATACTGAAACAGGTATTTCAGTTACTTATGATGACGTTACTAACAAACTCAATTTTGCAGTAGCTAACCCCGTTCTTACCATCAGTGGTGATGTAGACGGTACAGCAACAATGACTGCTCTTGGTAATACTACAATCAACGTAGTACTAGACACAGTTAACGCTAACGTAGGTGCTTTTGGTAGTGCTACTGCAGTTCCTGTTCTTACTGTAAATGCTAAGGGATTAGTAACAGCAGTTACTACAGCCGCAATCTCAAGTTCGTTCACAATTGCTGCAGATACAGGTACACCTGATGTCTTCAATAATGGACAAACCCTAAGTTTCATAGGTGGAGAAGGTATTGATACAGTTATTAGTTCAGGCACTAATACTGTTACTATCTCAGCAGAAGATGCTACAAGTGCAAATAAAGGTGTTGCTACTTTTAATACTGCCAGCTTTACGGTAACCACTGGGGATGTTACTATTAAGTCAGCGGGTGTTTCTAATGCTCAATTAGTAAATTCAAACGTTACAATAGGTGCTTCTCCTGTAGCACTAGGTGCTACTATTACCTCATTGACTGGATTAACTCAGGTAACTGTGGACAATCTAGATATTAATGCTAATACAATTAGTTCAACAAACACTGACGGTAATATCGTACTTTCACCTAACGGTTCAGGTGTAGTTGATGTAGCTGATTCTCGTATTGTAGGTGTAGCTAACCCTGTTAATGCCACAGATGCAGCCAATAAGTCCTACGTAGATAACGCTATTACTGGTCTTGATTTTAAACAAGCAGTTAATCTATTAGCAGTATCAAATGTAGCATTAACTGGTAGTACTAATACTTTAGTAATAGACGGGCATTCAGCCCTTGACTCAACAGACAGTGGTGTTTATCGGATACTACTTAAAGGTCAAACAACTGCTGCTGATAACGGTATTTATCTCTACACTGATAATGCTACAACTTACGCATTAGTCAGAGCAACAGATGCTGATACATTTGAGGAATTAAGCGGTGCTACTGTCTACGTTGTAGAAGGCGTTACTTACGGTCAAACAGGCTGGGTACAGACTAATCATTATCTGACAAGTTTCAGCGGTCAAGTCTGGGTTCAATTCTCAGGTTCTGGAGCTTATGTAGCTGGTAACGGTTTAACTCTTACAGGCACTACATTTGATGTAGGCGCAGGAGAGGGTATCAGTGTAACTGCTAATGCAGTCGGCCTTAATGCTTCAGTGGCAGGTAACGGATTAACCTATACTACAGGTGTAATCGCTGTAGCAGGGACTACTAATAGAATCTCTGTAGCTGCTGATGCAATAGATATTGCAAGTACTTATGTAGGTCAAACATCTTTGACTACACTTGGAACTATCGCTACAGGTACTTGGAATGCTACTGCAATCTCCCCTGTTAAAGGTGG